ATGCGTGCTCAACTAATTCCGTGCCTGTCCATGAGAACGGGTTTAATGGCTCCGGATACTTTTCAGCGCCCTTTATAATTTGCTTAACTTGCGTGCGTTGCCATGCAAAATTAGCATCCTTGTATAATTGGTTTGCCATGTGCTGCTCGATTTTAGTTAATAGGCCCGGTTGTTCACTAATAGCTTTTTTTAATTCGCTCATTTCCTCGGGTTTTAAATACTTTTCAAAATTAATCATTTGTTTTTCCCTCCTGTTAATTCATTAAACCAATCTTTGTCCTTAAACATTAAAGCCATGTCTACCAATTGCCGCAATGTTGCCGGATCGTTAAACCTTTCCAATGGCAATGGTGTTTGGCCGTTGTATGTAACCCATGCCGCCGCGTAAGGTTTTGTTGGTGCCTCTAATCGGAATTGATTGTTATACTCATCAATTATTGTTACTATACCAACTCTATCTTGAAATTGTACCCAATCCCCAACAATTAAAGGTATACGCCTAATACGTTTATTTTCCTCTTGCAGCTTTTCAACTTTTGCAGCGGTTTTATCTTCTTTTGACGTTACTACCGCTTTCAATGTCGCCGTATGCTTTGCTTTTAACAATCTCCCATCAATGCATTTACAATACTTATCATTCACCACTAAACCCGTACCGCCGCACTCTTTACATTCCTTCAAAATTACCCCTCCTTTTAAAGTGTAAAAAATGTAAGTTATCCACAAATTAGAAAGTTATCCACATTTTTCTAATCCATCTTCTAAATTGTCGCAATTTGTTGTATATGTGTATAATTCCTCGCACTCGCTGCAATGGTGAAAACTAACTATCCCATTTTCGCACTCGCAACCGTCTGTATCTTCACATGTAAAATCACTTTGCCAAATCATTCCAACGTTACAATCCGGGCATTTAAGCATTAAACGGACCTCCTTTCCAAATTAACGAATTTTCCATACTCTTTTATAAATGCTAGGTTTACCAAACCTACCGGGCCGTCCCTGTGCTTTGCTATTATTACCTCGATAATGTTTTTATTTTCGCTTTCCTTGTCGTAATAGTCGTCGCGGTATAAGAACGCTATTATGTCGGCGTCCTGCTCTATTTGGCCGCTTTCTCGTATGTCTGACATCATAGGGCGTTTATCCTGCCTACTCTCTACGCCTCGGCTTAACTGACTTAATGCAATGACTACAACGCCCAATTTGCGGGCCATAGTTTTTAATGTACGGCTTATTTCTCCAATTTCGGCCTGTCTATTGCCGTTATGTTTTTTGCTGCCCTGTATAAGCTGCAAATAATCAATAATAACCATGATCCGGCGCCCCGGGTTTTGTCTTTTTAGTTTTCTAACCTTTGACCAAATATAATTTACGTCAATACCGGCTTTATCAAATATTTTAACGTCGCTTTTAGCAAGTACGTCCATTGCATTTGTCAATTTGCCCCAATCCTCGGCCGTAAAGCTAATGCCGGCACTTTTCATGCTTTGAGCGTTAATATTTCCGATCGTTGCCGCACAACGTTTTAATAATTCTTTTTTTGCCATTTCCAACGAAAATACCGCTACTACGTCCCCGTTTTCGTTCAACGCGCTATATGCTGCATTTGTTGCAATATTTAAAGCAAATGCCGTTTTCCCTATACTTGGACGTGCTGCAATAATTCCAAATTGCCCGCCTTTTAGTCCTCCGGTCATACGGTCTAAATCATTAAAACCGGTTATAATGCCGTTAATTTCTCCGGTTGCCCCTTCAATGTCGTTAAACATTTCAAATAGGGCCTCCTTTATTTCCCCGTCGTCCTCGTCGGTGCCGCTTTCTTCAATCTCCATTAGGTCCGTAACTCCTGCTTGTATTGCGTCTAATGGGTTGCCGTCAATTGCAGCTTGTTTTATATCGTTGCTAATTTGGATCGCTCGGCGCTTTTGGTAAAACTCTATAACAATGTCGCAATAAAATTTAAAGTTTGCAGCGGTGGGCATTGATGCACTTATTTCGTTTATGTACTCAATGCCGCCCACTCGGTCCAATTTTGATCCTAAAGTTTTAATCATTGTAACCATATCAATTGGTACGTCTTTAGAGTCTAACAAACGCATAGTATGAAATAGGTTGGCATGTCTACCCGGTGAAAATTGGCCCGGGTTTAATGGACACTCTTTAATTAATTCCGGCTCATAAAATATTGAACCTAAAACCGCCGTTTCCGCCTCAATGTTATATAAATTATCTTCGGTTAATGCGTGCATTAGTTTAACACCTCGTTATTTGCCTAAAATTCGCCTAATTTCGGCCGTTGCGCGCTCTTTGGCTATATTTATATTTGGATCGTTTAAAACGCGTTCTCGCTTATCCTCGTAAGTTTTAAGCAATGCCTGCGTTTCTTCCACTCCCGGAATATATCGGGCAACCTCGTCCGGCTTTCTAGTATTCAATAAATCTTTTATTTTTGGTGCAAATGATGAGTTTTTAATATGTTGCAGCAAATTAGTTTTTAAAGTATGAAAATCTGAATCTCTTAAAATCAAATACCATGCATCTACTTTCTCGCTCGTTACCGAAAAATTATCATAGTATTCTGTAATGATCCTAAACAATAAAACTAATTCTTGTCGCTCTAATTTTTTAATTGGTAATTGATCCATAATCAAACATTCTCCCAATCAATCATTTTATTATTTTGTTGTTGTCCTAATCGTTGCTTTTTCATATGCTCCGTTTGAGCCTGTAAATAAAGCTTGTCCCATTGCTTGCGTAACGTTGCCGGACTTAAAACATTAGTTTTCCAAAATTCGTGTTGCTGCGTCCAACTAATCATTTCTTTAATAAATTCCCTTTTGTCTATTTCTCTAATCTTTCTAAATTCTTCCGCCCATTTATCAAAATTAGGTTGTTTGACCTTTGGGTTGTTCTTTTGCATTTCAGAAAATAATAATTTTGCGTTTTCCATGTCCTCAAATGTAAATTTGGGGACTATGTTTTTATTATTATCCTTTTCTTTTCTTTTCTTTTCTTTTCTTTGTGTACTTTTGTTAACATCATGTTCACATAAACTAGAGTTATTGTTAACATTAACTCTGTTTCCGTCGTCATTAACTAGAAAAACGTCTATTTTGTTGCTTCCTATGATGCTTTCGACGTCGCTAATGAGATAATATTTTTCAATAAAAGAGACTTGTTTTCGACGCTTTACGGCCTCTAAATATCTGTTTTGGATGCCCTTTGATGTTAAGATATTGTACTCATTAAACATTTTTTGATTGAATAAACCCTCATTAATGCAATCATTAACGATGCTTTTAACGTCGTTTATGTTAACATTAATTCGCTTGGAAAATAGTAATTGTTCACGGTTATTCCATTCATAAAAATAACCCTCTTTGTAAATTTTAGATAATAACTTAATGACAACTCCATACCCTGTTATGCCGTGTAAAGCCTCGATCATGGCTATTTTGTCGTCTTGGTCTATATCTACGTCTAACGGGAAATATTCCAACCCTTGTTTTAACGGTCTAGCCATTACCCCACCTACTTAATTATTTTGTTCATTGATCCACTCATTAACGGCCTCTAAATCAAACCTAATGCGTGAACCAATTTTTATAAATGGTAGGCCTTTTTTACGCCAATCGTAAAGCGTTTGACGTGATACTTTTAAAGCCTCGGCCAATTCTGCCGTTGTAATATAGTTTTTCAATTTTGGTACCTCCTTTATTAACATAACCTTACTTTACATTAGTTTACGGAACTTGTCTATAACTTTTTAGAATATTTTTTGAAAGTTTGAATACAATAGATAATTTGGGCAAATAAAAAAGGGCCATTGGCCCATAATTTATTAATTTGTATATCTTTGTAATTCTTCAACCGCTCGACTATATGAGGTAAAATATTTTGACACTCTAGCTTTTGATCCGTTTTTTCTATAAAAACCAATAAAGAATTTAATATCATCATTCCAAAACGCCCCATTGTCTAATACTTGTAATTGCCTTTTCATAAGATCAACCGCCTTTTATTTTATTTTTAAGGGCCTCAAACGGC